GCCAATTGCTCGCAGAAGAATTGGATATGAAGAACGATTTCTTCTTTCCTCTTTCCAACAGGTGTGAGGAAATAGCATCTGTTATTTCAGGTTATGGTAATTTTCTAGAAAACGATTTTTCCTCGTTTGATAGTACAGAAAACGTCCGAGCTTTAGAGAAAGTATACACATTCTATGAAATGTGTGGCGTCCCACGACGCGTTACTGATCTCATGCGCAGGGATTTTGAAGCAGTATCGATCACCACATCGGTAGGCATTGACTTCAACTGCAAAGGATTCAGGCTCTCTGGCAGAGGCGATACGTTACCAGGCAATACTATCTTGAATTTCATCATTATGTACCATGCCTGCAAAGGTATGATTAGTAAGATGATATGTAAGGGAGACGACAGCGTGATCTACACATCCAGATCTCTGGATATCGATCGTGTTGAAGAAATCCTAACCAGACTAGGTTTCAAAGCGAAACTAAAATGGTCTGACAAGTCCAATGTTGAATTTTGTTCCAAATTGTTGGTGCCGGTTGCAGGAGGATGGACTATGGGCGTCAAAATCGGGCGTCTATTATCCAAAACTTTTTGGAGCCGTAATACTAACTTGAATGAAGAACAGATTAAGCAACAATTTTCGGGTATTATAACAGGACTAAAACATGACATATCATTTGTGCCTATTCTTAGGCAATTACTACCATACGGAGGCGATGAAACGATAACCAATGCGTATTCATCTTATAATTCAAGGTCACACGAAATGAGCTACGAAACGGTAGCATATTATGCAAACCGTTACGGAGTCGATGTCGATGATCTACTGAGCTTTAAGATGCCTACTGGTTTCCCGATCATACTTCGCGATGATCTCACAAAGAGAATCTGCGATGTTGATTGGGGTACTGATGACAATCATCACTTATTGTCAGTCAGCAAGTCGTACCAAAGGATAATACCAAGTGATCTAGCGATGGTAATTATCGAAGAAGTGATGAAATGGATGTTCGGGCCAGCAATGGTCTTACTGATAGGAGGATTTGAGAGTTATGTACACAAACAAATGTATAATATCATTATGCATACACTCATATCTTTGTTCCCTTTGCCACTAGCAATAGTGGTTCATTATGTGCACAATCTGTATGTTACAGAAAAACTCAGCATGGG